GGTCGTTCGTGTGAATCGCAACCCGGGTCTGAATGAACACGCGCTCGTCAGGGTGGAAGCCGGCAGGGCTGGTCAGCGTCTCGGTGTCGGTGACCACGAAGTCCGTGTCGACCTTCATCAGGTCTGCGGCGAGGGTGACCTGGAGCATGCGAACCTCGTTGTACAGGTTCGACAGGACTGCCTTGGATGCGAGTTCGTTGAACTGGGTGCGAAGCTCGGTGGGGTCGGACTCAGGGGTGAGCCCGTCCATCAGGTCACGAATCTTCTCGGCCGCGGCTTCTGATTCTGCCAGCGTGACGGTCTTGCTCATTTCGCCGATGCGGGCGTGGAGCTTGTTGACCTTGGTTTGGATGCCTGTGGTGTCGACGTTCATTGGGGTCTTCCTCGTTGTTGTCAGTGACTGTAGGACGAATCCTACAAGTCCGACTAGACGGATGTCAACCCCTTGCGTTCAACCCCACCAAAGCTTGCCCTCGGCTTCCAGGGTCGCCTGCTCGTCGAGCAGCTTGAGAACGAGTCTGGCTTCCTCGGGGAAAGCGATGACCCAGTCCTCTAGTACGTGGTGATTGGGAAGGAAGCCGCGACGTCTTGGCGGCGGACGCTCAAAGCGAACGTAGAGAATCTCGTCGCACCCGAACTCCTTCATGAAGGGTTCGAGTTCTGCTGCCATGTTTGGGTCGTTTTCGCGCAAGGCTCGCCACTGCGCTGCGGCTTGCTCTCGCTGTTCTGGTGGGATTGGCACGGTACGGCTCCTCGGACAGGCACATCGTTGCGTGTGCTTTGTTGTGAATCGAATCAGGTACGCCGGCAATCTCCTCGGCGTGAAGCTCCCAGATGTGCTTGACCAGCGTCTCAATGGCGAAGCGTTCGCTCTGGGTTTGCACGCAGACGCGATACCACTTGAGGAACTCCCAAGTGTTCCACTTTTGCGGACCCTCTTTGAGGGCGTCGCGCACCGGCTTGGGTAGCTCGTCGTACGCTTCAGTCTGGGTGAGCTGGTCGTGGTCGCGTGGACGTCGAACGACCTTACCGTTTGCGTATCTATCCATTGACCTGACTCAATGTGAAAAGAAGTCGCCGATACCAACCTTACAGGCTTATGGACTCGCGAGGAGCGGGGACCCCATCGAGGTTGGCTGAAGACAGAGCGGCGTTGCCCTTTAGGAGTGGTCCCTCTCTTCCGTCGTTAGGTGCGCAGGCGTCGCACAACAGCGTCGCCGTTGAACTTTGCGTTGACCACACGTTGCACTTCCGGCAGGAGTTTTTCAAGCGCTTGGTCGACGAGGTCCGCTACTTCTTGCGGGGTGACGATGTCGTCGAACACGATAACGTCGTAGGTGAGTGTGGAGGTCCATTCTTCGGTGACCTGTTCCGCCTCGACTTCAACCTGCGTGTCGGCGACCGCGGCGTCAGCGACCACCGAGGCAGAAGCTGCTGCTGTTGCCCCGGTGTGGCCCTTGGCCCATTCACGAAGCGTGTCCATCGACTCGCCACCGTAGTCCAGGCCGAGCGCTGTGCGTTTCTTCTCGCTTGGGTTCATGTCAAACTCGTTGAGGTCGATGATGAGTCGGCCGAGTTCGGTGTCATTCAGTGGGCATTGTTTCATCGGTTTTCCTTTCAGCTAGTAGGTTGTTGACCTCGCTCATGAGGTCTTGTTGGTCGAGTCCCACGATGAGGTACTCGGTGATTGCATCGACGCACGATTTGAAGAACTGATGGAACTCACCTTGGTCCATCTCATCAAACGAAATTGACGCGGGGACCCTGATGACTTCGCCGGACAGAGTCGTGAACGTGCGGACGTGTCCTGTTTGAATCTTCAGTGCATCGAGCAGGTTCTCGACCTTTGGGTACGCACCCTGCTGGTCGAGCGGAAGGTTTGAGTGAACGAGCCTGAGCATCTTGAACAGCATGCGGTGCTGCCTGATGCTTCGCTCTTGTTTGACCTGGACGAGTAACGGCACTCCGAGCTTGACGCTGTTGAAGACTTCGCGAGCTTCGTCATCAGCCGGCTTCAGAGCTTGTTTGTGACGAACGGCAGTGACCCACTTAGCCATACTTCGTACTCCTGTTTTGCGTAAACTCTCAGGTGTGAAATGAAGTCCTTGTCGGTGACGTTGGTGCGCAGGTATCGAGCCCGGTTCTCAAGATGCTGGGGCGTTAAGGGGTCGGCCTGCGTGTGGTTCGCTTTGACGACATCCATCAACACAGCAAGCGGCAGGTACTCGCGCAGAACGCTCGCTTCGCCGTGAGCGTGGCAGGCGAGGTGGATGTGATGAATCAGAGGAATCACATGGTCGTCGCCGGTCTTGATGCTTTTACCTGCTGTGCCAAGATGAGCGGGGTCAACGGTTTCGTACTCGCTGTGCCCTATCATGCCTGTGGCTAGACACCTCAGCTCACGAACGTAGTCGAGCCACTTGCGGTCACGCAGCGGCTTGTCCTTGGGGAACATCATGAAGAACTCCTGCGGGCGAAGTCACACGGACCTCGCCCTTGTGGCTCAAAAAGGAATGTCGTCGTCGAACGGCAGTTCGTCACCTTGCGGAGCTTGTGCCTGATGCGCAGCTTCGTGTTGCTGTTGCTGCTCGGTTTGCTCTGGCTGTGGTGGAGGTGGCTGCTGCTGAGCCGCGGGTTGCGTCGTTTGTGGAGGGACGTACGCAGACTGCCCAGAAAGCGATGAGCCGAGTTTGCGGACCCAGCGGTCGAAGGTCGCCTCGTCGCCGCCTGACTCGATGCACGCCACAGCAATCTGCGTGTAGCACTGCATGCGAACCATCTTCGGTGACACGAGGACCGAAGGCGTCTGGGCAGCAGCAGGGGCCTGCTGAGGCTGTTGGGGCGGCAGGTACGTTCCAGGCGGACGCTGTGAGCCGTTCGGGTTGTAGCCAGGACCTTGTTGCGGCGCGTTGTTGCGCGGGTCCTTTGGCAGCTGCTGACCGTTGATGGCTGTGGCGACCGAGTAGCCACCACCGTTGACGTAGTATTCGAGGGTGATGGTCTGGCCTTTCCAGCCAAGGGCAATCGGGTACGCGGCGTCGCTGAGGGTGAAGAAGTTACCTTGGTCGTCCTTGATGTTCGGCGGGCGACGGTCTTTGCGTTCGTTCACGTAGGCTACGTTGATTTGCGTTACCGGGTTCGGTGCGTGTTGGTTCATTGTTTCGTTCTCGTTTCGTTTGAGTGATGGGGAGGTTTCACCCTCCCCGTGGTTTCGACCTTAGTCCAGCCCGCGAGCTGCCTTCAGGTCCTTGTAGGCATCCTTGTCAAACCGGTACAGGGTCTTGCAGGCAAGGAACGCCTCGAAGTCTCGTTGGTGCGTGTCTGGCATGTGGATTGCCTCGAAGTCACCGGTCAGTGTTTTCGTCACCGGGTCGACCTCCTCGCGGCAGAAGAACAATACACCACCGGCATCATCGCAGGTGTTGTTTGGGAACTCTTCATCCCACATCTCGCGATACGCGGCGCGCTGCATCATCACCTCGGGGTACACGTTGGCTCCGGTCTTCGCGTCCCACACGCCGAGCTTGCCGGCGACGCGCAAGATGAAGTCGGTCTGCCCGGTCATGAAGTGCTCGATGGAGAACAGCGGTCGCTCAACGGCAACGACCTCGACCTCGTTGTTGGTGAACCACGTGGCGAACTGGCCGACCGCACGCTTGACCTCACGGTCCAGGCCGGTGGTGCCCGGGGCGCGAGATTTCTTCGCGAGCTTGGCGTTCATGTAGTCTTCGATGTAGGCATGAATCTGCGTACCGACATCGCCGGCCGCATCACGAACCTCATCGGCCGCGGTGCCGACCGCATCGACCATGCCTCGAACGTCCGCAATCATCTTGGCTCGACCGTTTTCACTCATGCGGAAAGACACACCGACCTGCGGCAGTGATGCCATCATTGCCTTGGCGCGTTGGTCGACGACGTACTTGATGACCTTGGCCTGCCACCACATCAGGGCGCGTGACTTGTCTTTCATGCCGAGGATGGTCGTGACGTTCGGCACGGGGTAGGACTTACCGCCTTCGATGCGGGCACGGTAAGCGTGGTTCGAGCCGCGACGCAATTCGACGCGGTCGTTGTACAGGTGAGCTTCTAAGGGTTTGCTTGCCATGAGATGGACTCCTTGGTGTTGATGAAAAGACAAAGCGAGGCGGAGTATGGGTGAAGCCTACGTGTAGGTCAATCACTATTTCGTGCTTGTGACAAGGAAGGGATAAGCCTACAATCGGGCGCTGTTCAACACAGGAGTAACACAATGGCGAAGACGAACCTGAAGGTGCCCACAAGGCAGCAAGTCCTTGATGCGGTTGAGAAATTTCTGAAAGACAAGGCGATGCCCGACCATCAGTTTGGCCGGCGAATTGCGAGTGACCCGAATCTGGTCAGGGAGCTTCGAGGTGGTCGTGAAATCAGCCTGACGATGGCAGGCAAGATTGTCCGGTTCATGGAATCGAAGTGAAAAAAAACCCCACCGGGTGAGGGTGGGGTCAAGTCCAGTCTTCTTGGAGGAGAAGTTCCGAATGAGCGTGAAGGCTATCAGCTGGGCATTTACCCAGCAAGTCAAACCGTCGATGAAGGTGCTGCTGCTTGCGCTTGCAGACCATGCCGACGATGAAGGGTATTGCTTCCCGAGCGTGCCGACACTTGCGAGCAAGTCGACACTGTCTGTTCGTACAGTACAAAGGACCATCGAACGATTGATTGACGACGGGTTCGTTCAGCGCACAAATCGCTTCGATGAATCAGGCAGACAGACCAGTTCAGCGTACCGTCTCAGGATGTCCATTGACGTCCATGAAGGTCCAGATGAGGGTGACAAAATGACACCGGGAGGGTGTCAAAATGACACCGGGGAGGGTGACACTGTTGTCACCGGGGAGGGTGACACTGTTGACACCCTCATTACATTGAACCATCAGAAGGAACCACCAGAAGGAAAAGACGCAATCGGCCTGACCGATGAGCAGATGTTCAACGAATGGTGGTCGCTGGTCATCAAGAAGGACGACAAGGCGAAAGCCAGGAAGGCGTTCAGCAAAGCGCTCAAGGTCGCAAGCTTCGATACCATCCTCGACGGACAGATTGCGCAGAACGCGTACTGGGAACGGGAAGGGACGCCGCGACGTTTCATGCGAGGCCCAGCGGTGTGGCTGAACAACGAGAGCTGGGAGAACCAGTCGATAACCTTCGACAGTGAGTCGGACGACCCGCTCGATACGCTGCTCGCCGAAGTGGGGGATTTCACATGAAGACCGACATCACGGAGCTGAAGCGTTCGCTCGCAGACCAAGCCGAGACGGTGTGTCGATTCCTGCTGCCTGACGGCAAGCGCATCGGCAGCGAGTGGGTTCACGACCCTGGACAGGGTAAAATCAAAGTCATGCTGAACGGCAACAAGGCCGGCGTGTGGTCTCACTTCGGAGGGACAGGCGGCGGAGACCTCATCGACCTGTGGATGCAGGAGCAAGGGCAGACGGTGCGCGAGTGCCTGGACGACGTGTGCGAGTACCTCGGCGTTGAGCGCACCAAGGAGCCGGACCACAAAAAGGAGCGCGAGTACGTTGCACCGATTCCACCGAAGTTCGATGCGCGCACCACATCGCCGGCCTGGAAGTACCTGACCGAGACCAGGAAGATTCCGGCGAACTGCCTTGAGGCGTACCGCATCGGTGTGCTGCCGAACGACACGCACATCGTGTTTCCGTTTATGTCACCAGACGGCGAGGCGAAGCTGTTCAAGAAGCGCGAAGGGATTGATGGTGCTCCATCCAAACCAACCGAGGCAGGCTGTCAGCCGACGCTTATGGGCTGGCATCTAGTCGCAAAGAACAGGAGCATCTGCATCGTGGAGGGTGAACTCGATGCTCCGTCCGGGATGGCTTACCTGCAGGGCACGTCATGGGAGATGCCCGTGTTGAGCGTGCCGTTCGGTGGAGGCTCGGGCGACAAACAGCAGTGGGTCGACACTGACTGGGAAGCACTCGAAGCGGTCGAGACGATTTACCTCGCGCTCGACTCGGACGCTGAAGGCGAGACGGCATGCGAAGCCATCGCAGGCAGAGTCGGCCGGCACAAATGCCATCGCGTCATCTTGCCGAAGAAGGACTTCAACGACTGCCTGAAGAGTGACGTGAAGGCGGGCGAGATTCTCATGGCGTTCGATGCAGCCGAGACACTCGACCCTGTGTCGTTGCGCAAAGCGAACACCTACATGGACGACATGCGCAAAATCTTTTACCCGACACCAGACGAGCACATCGGGTACTCGACACCGTTCGAGCACATGGGCGGAGGCAAGCTGTTGTTCCGCGGCGGCGAGACGACGATATGGTCAGGCGACACCGGGACGGGTAAGTCACAGGTCGTGTCGTACTGCTGCCCTCACTGGGTCAAGCAGGGCTCGGTCATCGTGATGTCGTCGCTTGAGATGAAGGGCGCTCGCTCGGTTGCGCGACTGGTCAGGCAGACGACCGGCATGGAGAAACCGGCTGTCGAATACATGAAGCGCTCACTCGACTGGCTCAGCGGTGAGAACGACAGCGGTGGTGAGTTCATGCTGTACGACTTTGTCGGCAAGGCTGACATCTACGACATCCTCGAAGTGTTCACCTACGCCAGGATGAGGTACGGCGCGGACCAGTTCATCATCGACTCGTTGATGAGACTCGGCCTATCCCCGGATGATTACAACGGCCAGGAGGCTGCTACCTTTGCCATCGTGAACTGGGCTATCGAGCACGATGTGCATGTGCATCTAGTCGCACACAACCGCAAGCCGCAGGTCGAGGGGCAGCACGCAGGGACGTCCGGCGTGAAGGGTGCGATGGAAGTCGGAGCGAACGCAGCGAATCACATGGAGGTCGTTCGGTATCGCCGGATAGAAGAAATCAGGGACAAGTTCGAGTCCGGCAAAGAGCTGACCGACAAGGAAGAGAAGCTATTGGACGCCCCTGGAGTCATGCTCTACTGCAACAAGCAGCGAAATGGTGACTGGGAGGGCAAAGCTCCGTTATGGTTCGAGCAGGACAGCTACCGTTATCGTAGCTTTGCAAAGAAAAACAGCTTTAACCAAGAGGTCTATGTGTTGTGACAACAACGACGAGAAGAGCGCGCAAGCGTGACAATGTTCCCCCGAAGCCGCGGGTCATGAAGTACAAGGCAGAGTACGCGCCCATCGCGAAGGCTCTGTGTTTTGCCGGCGCAACCGTTGAAGGTCTGGCGACCTACTTCAGCGTCAGTGCCGAGACCATCAACCAGTGGGGCAAGAAGTACCCCGAGTTTGAAGAGGCGCTGAACGAGCGAGCGGTCGCTGACCAGCGCGTCATCGGCAAGCTGTACGAACGCGCAATGGGCATGGAGTTCGACGAGGAAACCAAAGAGGTCGAGGCGTTCGGGTTTGACCAGGACGGCAACGAGGTGTCGATGAAGTCGGCGTCATTGCATCGCGTAGAGCGCAAGCTTGTGACCAAGAAGGTGGTCCGCAAACTGCTCGCGCCTGACGTGACCGCACAAATCTTCTGGCTGAAGAATCGTCAACCACAGGACTGGCGCGACAAGCAGGACCTGAACCTGACGGCTGACGAGGACATGGTGGCGCAACTGAACGCCGGCCGAGACCGAGTCGCCAAGCTGAGGCAGAAGCGTGAAAAAGAAAAAGGACGGAAGAAAAAATGACGATGTGCATCATCTGCGAGTCAAACGACGGCGAAGAATGCGGAGGCTGTGGCGAGCCTATTTGCGAGGAGTGTCGCGCTACGGTGAAGCAACCGTCAGGCACCCACTTTCCTGAAGAGCACCTGGAGCAAGACATTGAGCCATTCCCAGAAGACGACAGCTGAGCAGGTCATGGTCGACCGCAACGTCGACCTGCCAATGACGGAGCGTGCCGGCGACATTCACCCGGGTACTGTCGAGTGGATAGGTCTCGCGGCTGAAGACCTCGAAGAGGCCCAGACCTTCGACCCGCTCGTTGCTGCGATAGCTCGATTGGCTGAGTCTGTCGACATGAGCTGGGAGGAGCACATGACACTCCTCGCACGCGAACTGCTCAGGGCAAACAGACTGCACCAAGCAGCGGCGATTGAGCGACAGGCGAGCGCTACCCCGGAACTCATCATCAAGGGCGAGAGCGTGCAGCAGGCAGTGGCTCAGCTCATTCAACCGGTCGACAGATAAGGGGTTGCACTTCGATAGGTCGTCTCCTATAATTCAGACTCCACATACCGAAACCGATAACGGAGTCTTTACCGATGTATAGCGTGCAAGAACAAGAAGAACGTGACTTTGTCGTAGCCACCACCAGCGAGCTGTCGTACGCGGACGCGAAGGAGCGGGGCGCTCATTGCCCTCAAGCCAAGTGGGTCTGCTCTGACTGGGACGCTTGGTATCTCAACCCGCACTGGGACGGCACCAACCCGAACCAACATCATCCCGAATGCGAGTGCGGTCCTTGCTACGGCGAAGACGAATACGACGTCACCAAGGAGGCTGACTGGTACGACCCGAACGAAGAGTCCCCGGACCTCGTGATGGTCGACCCGAACGAAGACATCCCCTTTTGATTCAGCCACTGCCCTTCACGCGGAGGGCAGTGACGGACTCAGGAGAGACCGACGCAAGCAACCGGGTGGTAGACCGGGGAGAGCGGACGCAATCAGGACCGGCACCTCAAAAGGGTGCCGGGTAAAGGCAGGCAACATGGCAGAACTCGAACGACCTTATGTGAAGCGAAGGGGCGACGTCGTCAACCTTCGCTGCACGTGCGGGGAGACCGTCTCTCTCCTTGCGAAAGACATCAAAGTTGAGACACGCGACCACGGGCTCCAGCCTCTGGTCAAAGTCGGTTTGCGCTACGTGGGCGGATTCTTCCGCACGCAGTCCTGGCGTGACCGAGGTTCAAAATCATGAGTGCGCCGCGGCTGGTTAACTTCGCCCGGGCTCGGCACGACTACAAGACCGGCATGGACGTCTATGACTCGCTGGTCCCGGGACTGTTCATCGAGCAGCACATCGGCTCAAACCAGATGCCAGACAGCTACGTGCTCGTGCGCCCAGCGGTTGATGTGCGACACGAGGTGGTCTCAATTCGTCACGAGTTCCCAACGCTCACCAAGGCAAAGGCCGCGGCGAACGAATGGGCAATGCGATTGCTGAGTAAGGGGGAGAACACATGATTGTCCTCGACCTACTCGTCGTCGCGTTCTTCGTAGGCATCGCTGCCCTATGGGTCAAGTGCCAGACACTGAGCGAAGAACAACAAGCGCGCAAACGCGAAGACGAAC